TTGCAATACCAACTCTTTGATCAGCAAAGTCGTCGATTGTGCAAACCTTCAGTCCGTTACCCCAGGTTCCAGGGTTCTTAGCAGCATATGTAAAGCTATTGTCTGAAGTATGGAAACCAACGTAATCATCATAGTTGGTAATCTTCAGTGAGGTTGTTGATGCAATTCCAACACCTGCGTTTGCGTTGTTGAGTTGGGTATCATCAGTTCTAACAACCTTCAGAACTCCTCCATAAGAAAGGAAAGATGATGCACTCATCCAGTACTCGTACTGTGAGTCAGTTGAAAGGGGCTTACCGAATGTATCGATAAGTTCTTGCTCTGTAGAAATATCAATTGGATCGTCAATTGGTCCGATCTTGAAAGGTCCAGCAATCGCACCAATGTTGTCTAGTACATTATCAGCTCTTCCTACTGTTAGGTCAACCTCCCTGACTAATACGCCTGGAGATAATTGAGGAGTCGCCATGTTTTTGTTCTCCGAGTCTCAGTTTATCTGAAAATATTTATTAAAAAATAGAGTTTCACAGGGGAAACACGACGTGAACTACCAATCTGGATATCCCCAGTCAACAAAAGGATCTTTTTGTCTTTTTCTCTCCAACATGCGTTTGATTGTACACTCTTTACATTCGTAAGAGTATGAAGATGCTACTGGACCTCTATCTTTTCTAGTTCTGTAAAACTCTTCAACTAGATTTTTTGTTTCACCACAAACTCTACACTTTCTATCTTGTAATAGAAGGTGTCCTAGTTTAATCTGACCATCTAAATCCATTAACGATATTCCCACATGTAAGATCTATCACCATATTCTGCTGTTGTCCATCTGTCTCCCTCACTATCAACGAAACTGTCATCATCTAGTCCATCATTTAAGAAACCAAAAGGAGCCATGTCTTGTTCAATCTGATTTTTTTGCTCTTCATACAATCTCTTTCTTACGTCCTGATCAGTCAACTCTTTAAAATAGTCCATCTGGACCAACCAAGCATAGATGACAAGACACATTGCTAAGTCATCATTACAACCCTCTTCTGCCTCAAATGAATTATGCTTTGAGATAAAGGTTGTTAGTTCTGAGATAATCTCATAATCATTGAAGATGAGTTTATCTTCCTCAATCAATGTCTTTAGGTTAAGTGACCCAACCTTCTTCACAGTCTTGGACATTTTGACACCAAGTTGTGTTTTCTTACCAGAGAATCCTTGTCCAACAATCTGCCCTGCTCTACCTCTCATAGAGCACATCAACAAATTCTGATACTCAAGGTCATACTGAAGAATACTTGCAACTTGATCTCCGATATCATTTACCTCACATAAGATAAATGCACTATTATAATTCTTTGCTACTTCATAGATGATGTTTGGAAACAACATCGGTTTAATATCATTGTTCCTATATTTTGCAACAACTCTATGAGGAAACTCAGTAATATCTACACAAACAAATGCAGAGTAGTCTTCTCCAACTCCTCTTGCAACGTCAACTGTCATTACATAATCATGATTATCCTTTGGTGGTTCATATACATCTAGTCCAGCACTTCTCTGCAAAGGATTATCATACACCATTGTCCTTAGTTTGCTAGGAGAAATTAGTGTATCAACAGAACCTAAGAACTCACATTCAAACTCAACTTTGAACTGTTGCTCTGAAGTGTTAGCAATTGTGGTTTCTTTCCACTCTTCATCTCTTCCAGGAACTTCTGACCAGTGAACATCTGTTGGGACGTATTCATTCTTTCCTTTCTCCGCATCGTGCCACATACGGTAGAAGTGATTCATACCGTGTGGAGTAGATACAATAATTACTTTGGTGTTTTTACCAGAAGTAATAGTAGGATAAACAGATGCAAAGAACGAGTCAGCAACGTGATTCGGGACAAATGCGAACTCGTCGAGAAAGAGGATGTTGAACGACATACCTCGGACAGCACTTGCAGACGTAGAAGCTGCCAATATCTTACTGCCATTTTCTAACTCCAGAGATCCTTTGTTCCATGATATGATACCTTGTTGCATCCACTTGGGAAGGTTTTCGTATGCAGTTTGTAACCTTCCAAGAAGTTCTCTTGCGGTTGCTGCTTTGTTTGCCAGAATACCAATGTTTACACTGTCATTAAAGACAGCATAGTGCAAAAGGTAAGATACGACTGTAGTGGATTTACCAGTCTGTCGTGGCATTTTACAGATATTAAATCTGTTATCATGAAAATTATTAATTAACTTCTCTTGAAAATGATATGGATGAAACTGTGTAAGTCCCTCATCCAGTGAGACAATCTTAATATAATTGTTAGCAAAATAAACAGGATCTTGTTTACACTTCATGAATTCACGGATATTTTCTTCCGTGAATTCAATGGCAGTATTTGCCTTTTTTAGATTAGGATTACCAAGATATACTTCACTCATAAATTAAACTCAACAGTTCCAGGCTCTTAATGATTTATTGATTCTGCTATCAGGATCGTTTGCTGTCTTTGAAGAAGTCAGTTTCTTCTTCATTCCTTTCATTCTAGCGCAAAAGGACGCTCTACGGGGATTTCCAACCTTCTTGCTTGGTGCTTTAAGGTCGCTTCCAGGATTTTCTCTTTCGTAAGATTTACGTCCCTTCTCGTTAAGTCCTCCCTCTTTATTCTTTCCTGCTTTTTTTGTCCATGCTGCTCCTTCTGCATGGAGGATTGGTTGTCCAGGTTCATACTCGGATACGTTAAACGTTAATAGTTTTGCACCGGGATAAACTTTATTGATCTGATCTTGAACATCAGATCTAGTTGGTAATGATACTTGAGAGAAGAACATCTTCAGCATGATGGTTTGACTTCTAAATCTGAAGATTACATTTACTAAGTTACCAGTTTTTGCTGGTAATCTAACTGCCTCTTTAACTGTGTCTGGGCAAGTTTTTTTACCATGCACTGGACAATCCATACCTTTATCTGTATGAGTACAGACATCAATATGATTCTCTTCCTTTGCTAAATCACCGAATCTTTCACGATGTTTTCTTAACTTCATTGACTGATCACGAAATTCTTTCTTAGATTCGTAACCACTCTTCTTAGATCCATCTTTGATGGAAGATCCTCTACCAAGTGATTTGCGTTCAGATGATTGAGAGAGTTTAGTTTTATCACCATATTGCGTTTTAAACTCATCAATCTGTTCACCGTCATGAGTGACTTCATCACCTGCTTTTACACAACGATTGTAAGTTTTACCAAAGAGTTTTTGAGTGCCTGCTTTTTTGTAACCTTTCCAACACTTCTTTGCTTCATCAATTTCTTTTTTACCACTCTCAGGACCTTGTGCATTAGGTCTTCCCTTCTTCTTTTTAGCAACACCATTCTTAAAATCAGAGGGATAAGTTACTTCATCCAGCATGTCACTACCAAGACCTTTTGTTGCTTCCAAAGGTTCTGGTTTAACCAAATCTACAGTTTCATAATCGGTGGGAGTAAAACTATCTCTCCAGTTTTCAAATTCTTCTTTCTTGGTTTTATTTCCCCAATTTGCTGCACCAACTTTTCTACACTTGACCAGTGCTCCCGATGCATATGCACTTGGCCAAACTGAATAACGTGACTTGACTTTATGATAGCAAGCATCCTTCTTGCCTTCTTCAATATCAATCTCGTCACCAACTTCTACATTATTTTCTGCGAACCATCCACGGTTTACTTCTAAAGCACACAGCACTTCTCCTTCAGAATATACTGGACTTTCTTCAAATGGTTCTAATTTTTTAATGCTTTCAATAATTCCATCCTCTCTGATGAAAGCAATATCAAGAGGAATTTTTGTCTCTCTCATATGGAAAGACTGCTCTGCAACTTCATCAAAAATGAAAAGCATACCACTATTTGTATCCAGACTTTCACGGAACATAAGTCCCAGATTGAAGTCTCTAATCTCTGTAGGTATTTCAATTTGAAGTGGTAGTGTTACAAACTCTTCATTAGTAACATAGTCTGCTGCAGTATCTATGTAATCTGCTGCTTTTGTGATTTTAGATTGAACCCAGGCTTTCAGTTCACCTTCTCCTTTTTTGCCCATTTTTTTCTCCAATCTTTTTGCAGCATTTTTGACAGTTTTCAGTTCAGAACGTGCCATTGAATATTCATAATCCTTTTTATGTTCTTCAGTTGCCACGTTAATTGCTTTCCCCTTTCTGTCTGGATTTGGGTCTTTTGCATTCTTGCGACGGAATGCGGCATCCTCTTCTTTTTTGTTGAGGTTGCGCTTCATTTTACTGGAACCACATTTTGGTTTTGTGGTTTGTCCTGGTTGTCTAGCACAGGGTTTACCTGCATATTTACCACCCAGTTGAACCCAACCAGGTTTTCCATCAGATGATTTACTCTTACTGAACCAATCACGGAGAGATGAGTCTCCACTTTTGTTTGCTTCATCAATACTCGCACCATTCTCTTTGCGGAGCATCCCTTCAGGGTCTACCATGAAACCTTTAGGAATGGGTTTGCATTCCTTATTGGTGTAGCAGTAATATTGTCCTGCAGGGCAACGTCCGTTCTTAACCATCAAAAGAGTAAATACTCCCTATTATTTATCATCCATCAAGTGCCACAGTAAGACCAAGAGACATGCCAGGCAGTGAAATCCAAGAAGTACCGTTATAGAACTCCATTTTCTTAGTTGTTGTATTGTATATTATCGCACCTTCATTGAATGATCCTGCGTCTCTTTGTACTGTTGTGTAAATTGGTGGATAAAAAGCTGTAGATGCTTTTAGAGTAGCAGCAGTGATAATACCAGTAGTGTTGATAGAGACTGTTGTACCAATTCCAACAGATGCTTGTTTGCCTTCTCTATCACTGAATACAACTTCTCCAGAAGTATCTTGATGAATCCTGACTGTAGTTGCAGTACCAATAATTATCTCATCTATACCAGAAATCTTTTTGGCATTTGGATCAAGAGTAATTGATCCTTCTCCAACAGTAAGAATTCCAGTTACTCTGGCATCACCATTTACAACTAAATCTTCACTATAGAATCCAGTATCAACTCCAACATGCAATTTAGTTGCTGTTGCAACCCCACTCACATTCCAATTTCTAGCATTTGCCTCATCGTAGACAATATCACCAGTAACATTGAGATTTCCAGTAACCTCAAGATCGCCACTGAAGAAACCATCAGCAGCAGTTACAGAACCAGCAATACTGATATTGTTAGGTACATCATTGGTTCTACCTGCACCATATACAAGAATGGCACCATTTGCAGTTGACTTCTTGAGAACAACAGCAATCTTTTGTACAAGATGAGTTGGGTCAGTTGGCCTTACATTCGTTAAACCACCGCCAGGTGCAACATAAAGTTCATCTCCTACATCAAATGCCTGAGTGTTAACACCTTCCAGTTCACCATAGACAATAATCTGACCATTGGTATTGTTAGCAAGATCTGCACTTACAACACCTTTTGCGGGCATTGTTGTTGAGTCAGATGCTCTTGATTCTTCAACGTCTAATCTGTCCTGTCCACTATTATATGCAACTTGATATACGGGTGTTCCGATGGTCAGTCCATAACCAATGTTTTGGTTTCTAACATCAAGAACAAGTTTTGATGCAGTGCTAGCATCTCCACCACTTCCACCACTTAAAGCAGTACTAGCAATACCAACCCACTTAGAACCATTGTAGATGAGAAGTTGATTTTCACCAGTTGATTCATTGAAGGTGACATCATCAAGGTCTTTGATGAATCCGGCACCACCACCACCGATGGTAGCAATTTGTTGTTGGATTCTATTGATGAATAATCTGTAATGATTTTGAAGATCATCAAGTGTCGCAAACTTTTGATCTAAAGGAGTTAATCCATCTGAAGAATTATTTGTTGATGGATCTCCAGGTAAAGTTGGATTATCTTCAGTTAAAAGTTTCTTTTCATTTATCTCAGAGATGGTCTCTTCAAGATAATTAATCTTTTCAACTAACTCTTTATTCTTTTCTTCTAACTTATCTAATTGAAGTCTTTCAAGAACTTCTTTTATTTCCTCTTGTATACTTTCAATATGCTCATTCTGTTTCTTGATATGCTTTTCGTTAGTAACAAGATCTACTTCAAGACCTTGCATCTGTTCAGAAATTTTATTTCTAAACTTTACTACTTCAGTCTTTAAACTAGAATGATAACTTTCATTAGATGCTACTAAAACATTTTGAATTTCTCTAAGATCTTCAGTAACAGTTTCTTCTAGAAAATTAAATCTCTTATGATACTTTTCAATATCTTGAGAATAACTTTCTAACTTTTCGTTTTCACTAACCTCTCTTTTTTTAAAGTCTTTATATAGAGATTGGTATTTTTTGGCAATAGAATCTATTTCTTCCTTATATTGGTCAGTTACATCTTTAAGTTCTTGTATCTTTTCAGAAGTTTTTTCTGGAATGCCTTCAGAAATAAATTCAATTTTTTCTGATAAAGTATTTACTTTAGAAAGAACTTCTTCCTCTAATTCTTTTACTTCTTTTTCCGATTTTAATTTAGTTTCAACAAGAAGATTACTATATTTTGGTATCTCAGTCTCAGTAAACAGTTTTACTTTTGCATTAAGATCTTCAATATTTTGTCTATAGGTGTCAATTACTTCATTGACTTTTTCTTCTGTTCTTACTTCTGTTTCTGCAAAAAGTTTTTTATATTTTGGAAGTTCTTTTTCTACTAACTCATTTACATTTTTATTAAAATCTCTGGCAGTTTCTTTAAATTCTGCTTTGACTATGTTGATAGTATTTTCGTTTACACTTTCAACAGTTTCTAGAGCAGTAGTAACTTCTTTACTTACATCCTCTTTAATAGAGTCTAAGTTTTCTTCTACTTGTTCTTTGAAAACATCAAGTCTATCATCAAACTTAACTTCTGATTCTGAAATTAATTTTTTGTATTTTGGTACATCTACATCAAGAAAAGATTCAACAGAATTAGAGAGATTTACAAAGTCTTCTCTAATCTTTTCAACTGTCTTGCCATTAATAGATGATACTTTAGATTCAATTTTAGATATTGATTCTTCTACAAAAAGAAGTTGTGCCATCATGGCACTATCTAAATCTTCTTTTTTAATTAAACTTTTTATCTCCTCTTTTATTCCACTAACTTCACTAGAGACACTCTCTACCTTTTCTAAATTATTCTTGAAGCTATCAAAAGTAGAAGTAAAATCACTTAAAGATTGAAGATGATTTAAGTTTGATTTGAAGGCGTCAAATGCTTCAGATACCTGCTCTATCTTTTCTGGACGTGCAGATTCATAACTCTCCTTTACTTCATCCAGGGGAGTTTTATTATTACCAAAAAAATCTGAAGGCTTCTTTAGTGCCACGTTAAATATATCTCCTCTATTTTACTATTTATTGTCCTCTTTTAATCCATCTTTGAGCATTTTTGCTAGATCTGCTGTTGAACCAACAAACAATGCATTATTAACTGTTGATGGTCCTTTGACCTTTTCCTCTGCTTCAACTTCTTTGAGTTTCTTTTGCAGATCTAATAATTTGTCAGTTGCATCAGCAACATTTTTAATTAACTGACCAGCAACTTCATATGCTCTTGGCATCTCACTTTCTTGTGCAAGTTCAAGAACACCGTTGAGAGCTTCTTGTCCTTTTTCAATGATGGAATAAAGATTACCTCTAGTATACTCGTAATCTTTTTTGATGTCATCAACACCTTCTTTAACTTTTTCAATTTTACTTTCAACCACTTCTGGTTTAATTACTTCACCAGAGGTATTGAAAGTATCATTAAGTTCATCAAAATTTTTTGTCATTTTCATCAGAACGAACCACTAAATCCAAAATCATCTCCAACCTCAATCAGTGCATTATCTGCAGCATCAATAATGAAGATTTCTTCTCCTGTCAAGTGATCGGTAATAGTAGTTCCATCTTGACCCCTCTTCACGTTAAGTCTATTTCCAGTTATCTTCGTAATAAAGATTTCCTCTCCATTAAGATCAACATAGGTATTTGCAGTAAGTCCACTGGCATCAGCAACATTGAATGCTGTTTTTGCTTTTGTAATATCTTCTGCCAGTGTTGTTGCTGCGTTTCCAGTGTAGTTCTTGATTGCTCTTGGTTCGACAGAGTAGGAAACCTCTCTGGTAGCATTTGTAAGATCCGTTCCGGTAAGGTAACTGACTGTAGCCTTTTTGATGATATCCTTGGTTGCAGCAGATGCTGGACCAAACAGATATG